GCTAATCTGTCTAAGGCCCTTACCAGTAGCCTTAGTCAGGTATCGCTCTATGTACTGGCTAGTCTGATGCTGAACTAAGAACGCCCGCTGAGTAAGAGTCTTAGGAACCTTGCCCCATACCCACTTGACGAAGTCAAAAGGAATCTCAAAGACATCAGCTATTCCTCTCTCAGCTGCTCCTACTAATCTGCCAACGTAAGGAATAGGCTTGGTAAGTTTGGTAGCTATTCCCCAGCCTACATAAGTCAGTGGGTCTACTAACCCTTCCATCAGCATGTATTTGAGTATCCACTCTGCTGCTCCCTCAAATGGAGCATCCCAAGCTTGCCAGGCATGGACTAGAGCTTCTCTGTTGGAGACATCAGGATTAGCAGTCTTAAACCGCTGGTATTCTGATTCTAAGTCTGGAATAAAGTTCTTATAAAGCATGCCAGCAAGAGGCTGAGACACATGCTCAAAGTATTTCATTGCTAACTCTGCTAGAGCCAAACCTGGTTGAACTGCCAGCTCTTTCAGCACATCGGTCAGTTTATATTCAGGCATCTCTGCCACGCCAGCTTTAAAGGCTTCTAGTTGGCTATTCCTATCTGCCCAGGATGCTACAAGCTCTTCGGCTTTGAGCTGCTGCTCCTTATCTATATCTTCATCAGTGTAGCCTTTTAACTTGAGAAATTCTGTCCATTCTGCCTCAGTCATAGCAGACTCTGGGGGCACAGGAACAGTTAGAGACTTAAGAATCTCCTGAGTAGATAGTTGGTGGATAGTAACAGGATACCGCTTAGGAACCACAGGAGCAACTAATGGAGGATATTCTACACCCTCTGGCAATTCCTCTTCAGGCGGCTCAGCAGGCTCCGTGATAGCAGTTACCATATCAGTTATAGTGCTCCTTACCTCACTAAGCTCATCAGCAGTGAGAGCATCTGGGGGTTTGAGCAGTGATAGAACTTCGTCTGCGGTAGATACTTGACCGCCAGAGATAGCAAAAGGAACTTCGCTATAGAGGCGGGCAAAGAAGTCGCTTTTCTCTAGACTCGCTGTTTCCTCCTTAATGCTAGTTACCAACTGCTCCTTCACACCAAGCACACCTGTAGCGGCAGAGTATCCTGGCAGCTTGCTGCCTATCTCGTAAATCCTCTTGATGTCAACAAGCTCCTCCTTGAACATCCAAGGAGCAAAGCCCGACCACCAAGGAGTTTCTACAGGTCTAGGAGATAGCTCCTCAAGCTGAGTGCCGTAAGTAGTTATTTGCTGTTGGCTAGTCTGAGCCCGCTCTTGATAGAGGTGGCTCTTCTCTTCCCACTCGGCTATTTTCTTATTAAATTCATTACCATCTGGCATTATCTACCTCCCATCACAGGGCCTTCAGGTGCTGGTGGAGGAGTTACTTCGGGGCGAGCTGGAGGAGGCCTAACTCCTCTCTCAGCTTCTGGTGCCTCCTCTGGGGTCATAGAGGCCTCTACCAAGTCTGCTGCCTTCTCATATAAGGTAGCAGCATCTACATCCCCTACATCTCTCAGTAGTCTAGCTTCCTCTCTAAAGGACTCTATTAGAGTTATAGCTGCATGGATAGGATGCTTTCTAGCTTTACCTGCCTGAACCTTGGCTATCTCCTCAGCTGGGTTCTTTATCTCAGGGAAGAGCTCTTCCATTATCTTCTCGTCGCTAAGTTCAAAGGTAGGGTTAGCAATACGAGCAGTTGTAACTCGCTGGACAAGGTCGCCAGGAATTCTCAACTCATAGTCAGCTGTTAGCTTAGCATCCTTAGGAATGCCAGCTGGTATCCCTCTGCCATAAGGCTTATAGTTATATTCCTTCATCAAATAGAGCCAGAAGTTGTCTATGTCAGTGATACAATCTACAACTCCTCTATGGTAAGGCTTGGATAATTGATTAGCGCTGGAAGCTATCTGGCTCATAACATAAGAAGTCATCGCCTGCTGGGGAGCACCAAACATAGTCCAGTTAGGCCCACCTCTTTGCATCATTGCTTCCATATCTAGTTGGGCAGACCGTAGTTCCACAGGGATAGCTGGAGGAGTTATGAAGCCTACCTCGTCCTGAGGCCCCATCTTATAGTGTGCTCCACGCTTATACCAAGTCTCTGGAGTTATTATCTTCTTGGCAGATGTGGACTTTTCGTAAGTTCTTGCTTGAGCAGTATCTCTGAGAAGCTGCATAGAGAATGACCACCATTTGTTCCAGTAGTTGTAGATGTTCTCGTTGGTAGCAATCATGCTCTGTCCAATTTCTTCCTTCCACCTGTCAGACTTAGATGAGAGCTCACCAGTATCGGGCAATCCACCAACTGGGGAAGTGAAGATTGGGATACGATTGAATCTGGATTCACGAGTAACATCCTTTACTATATTATTGTTAACAGATATAGCGTTGTAGACTTCATTTACTCCTTCCAGCCACCAGTAGTCGTAGATAGTAATTTTACCAGCTACACTGTCTAGTGCCCAGCCATTTCTAGCTGCCAGTCTCTTGGCCTGAGCAGGACTAACTGTAAATATGTGAGCACATTCTATCAGCTCATCGTCCCAGTTTTGATAAACTGTGGCAGGATTCCAAATTTCAGCCAGGCATCTACTACCATCCTGACTAATGGTTGAGAATACTGAGTACCAGCCAGTAGCCAGTAGATAGCCAATTAAATCCCTGAGCCAGTACCTTCCTGCCCTTCTTCGTCTGGCAAATATATCATTCCAAGCGATGTCAAATGTCTTGGATAGCTCGGCAGAAGGGGCAATCTCCTCAACACTTATTTCCTCTGGAGGAAACCTGTGGGGAATCTTCTGGTCTAACATACCAAGGATTAAATTGTAGGCTGAGCGAGGGTCATTACCAACGAAACTCTCCATGTCCTTTTGAGCTAGGGTATCTACCAGCTCTATTTGCTCGTACCATATCTTGAACTTAGCATTACGCTTAGCCCAGAAGCGCTTTAGATTATTACACTTGGTTGCTACCTCTTGTCCTCTCATCCTTTACCTCCTGTGGTGTTCCTAGTGGAATTACCTCGTACCCGCATCCTTCACACAACACTGTTCCGTACTGCGATAAGCGGATAGCTAATTCATCTAGTTTGGCTCCGCATACTGGGCAAATCTTTACATTCATTGCTTACCTCCTAGTGCCCCAACTATCGCTCCACCCTGAGACGCCTACGAATCCTCGCTCTATAGGCATAGCCGAGCGACAGACTATTGCTATAGCAGCAGAGTCATGGTAGTCGTCAGCTCCAATAGATACTGCTCTATCTCCTACCCAGCGAATGTTCCTCAGTTGCCCAACTAGTCTAATGTCATGGGTCTTTATCTTGGACAAATGCCTGCTGAGCTCAGTAATCATATAGGGCTTAGTAGAGCGATTAGTCTGCCAACCTATATTCCTACCTACCCTACCAGTTACTGGGTCAGTTCTATAGTATAGCTCAGGATAATCTGTAAGATGAGAAGTTATCCCAAGAGTATCCTCATTAGCTATTATCGCTGTGTTATAGTATCTGGCTGCGTCCTTGCTCTTTTCTGCCATATCGTAGTCCTCGTAGAGACCAGATAGAGTGGCAACATGCTTAAACTCATCTTCAGTAAAATTCCAGATAGTAGCTACTGATTCTGAAACTTTGCCTAGGCCGGGGTCAATAGCTAGTAGATACTTTACTCCTTCCTCAGGCTGCTCCCAGATGTCCATAAAGAGATTGTGGTAAGGAGCTGGATAGCAATTCCTAGCCATATCATTTACGAGGTCAGCATCGTAGACCATGTCTCCAGCTGCTTGGAAGCAGGTTACATCGTCTTCAGGAAACTCCTGAGGGAAGATGAATCTAGTCTCTCCACTTCGTCTCAGGCTGGACATCTCAGCAATCTTGTATCTCCTCCATCTTAGCTTGTTGTTAGCTTCCTCTGAGGATATACCAAGCTGCCTGAACTTTACCATTAGATTGGACTCGTCCTCGTCAAGATTCTCCAGCTCAGGGATGTCATCTCCAGGCAGAAGAAACGGGCAATCTAGAGTAAGATTATATTCTGGATGCTCATACCAAGTATAGAAGTGAGACCTGAAGACAGATTTACCCACTTCTTTGCCCTCCTTGGCAGCCATATAGACTTCATAGAAGTCATTATCCTCACCATTGGGAGTTGATAGAATCCTTACCTTAGTGCTTGGCAGAAGGGGAACTCGTTGAAGGGCTGCTGCGAATACTTCCTCTGCTGCTCCTGGAGGCCAGAAGGCAAACTCGTCAAAGAGTAAGTCATGGATTGCCTCACCACGAGGCATTGCGAAGCTTCTGGCTGAACTGATGTAGAAGCTACTATTAACACCATCAAAAGTCTTCTCAAATGTTGATTTGTGGAGAAGCTTGGGTATAGT